GGACAGCAGTAAATACCAGTGCGTAGGCTAATCATTACCTCGCGAAAGGCAGTAGATTCCGAAGGCCAGACACGCTGGACTAACTCCCCCCCTAGGTATCTGTTTAGGTCGGAACGAGTGAACTCGACATCGGTAACGGTGTCGCAATATTGGCAGTAATTACTTCCTGAAATAGTAGTCATGGAAAGTCTCCGTCTCCATATATAAATCCCTGATGTCGTTGTGTTTCGGTGTGTAACGAAACGCATACTGATCACGGATGTGCGGAATGAATGAGTGTCCCAGCCTCTCCACAAGGCCAGACTCACAGCTAGTTGGTTTGTAAACCCTGACTACTGAGTAGTCGAAGGGCTGGTGAAGGCGACGAGCCGCTGAATCAGTCTTGTAGTGATCTGATAGATGAGCTTCTCGCTCAAATACAAGCGACTCGTAAAGAAAGACAGAGTGCTGAACCTTCTCCATTACAGATTGGCAAGGGGAAGGTCAGGCTGGAAAGGCTGGACCCAGCAGAGAAACCTTGGGACATCAAACTCTGTACTGATGTCATTGGCCTCGGAACGGGCATCCTCGTAATCGCAATGAACTAAATCGCTACAGCGATAAACATCATCGCCAATGCGCGTACAAACAATGTAATCATCCATATCAAATCTCCAATTAATAAATGGAATCGCCTCGCGTAAGCGAGCGCCCCACACGCATCGCCGCGCAAGCGGCGATATAATCGCGTGGGGGCGCTACGCGAGGGGATAAGCAGGCCACGCTACAGCCAGGGACTAGCGTCACTGGCTTCCGCGTGTCACAACAAGTGTGTCTCGCATCTCCAAATAGGGAGTGTTGGAGTGTGTCAGCAGTCAGTCGGCAGGCGTGTGTGCTGACCGACACGAAGTGCTGTCTCATCTCCAAGTAGGGAGTTAAAGGCCATGTCGCTTGGCGTACCCATTCGCGAGACAAAAAAAAGCGCCCCGCAAGGGGCGCTGTGATGTTACGACTGACGAGGCTCCGTGATGGAGATGCTGTAGGCCGGTGCTTTCGGGTTCTCCGAAACCACAGGCCACATCCTGATCGTGTAGTTCCTACCGTCAACCATGATCTTGCCCGTCAGGGCAGGAGAGATGATTTTCGGTTGATCCGTCTTAGGATCATGCACAGTGGTGACGCGAGTCTCCGTCCAAACCGCACCGCGCATATTTGGGTCGTACTGCTTTTCTGCTTTTGCCATCGTATATTCCTCTTGGCTAATTTAGTGAATTGCTCCATGCGTGGAGCTTGCCCATATCAATCGATTCGATCGCTATCGCACCGAACGTAGTGAGGGGAACCCCTCGCGGGTTGCGATCGCTATCGAATCGATTAGATTGGTAGCAACTCCTAGCAATGGAGTGATTTGCTCAATTAGCCAATTGAGGAATAACGAATGGCAAAGCAAGTACGACGCAAATCTGCGGGGTCGAAGGTTTGGTAAGGAGACGAGTGACACCACGCCTTGTGCGCGTATGATCCTGACGGATCACCGAAAATCGTGATCGAACGTAGTGAGATCGCGGTTGACGGTGGAACGGAACGAGATGGATGTGGACTTGGTTAGCGTTCGGAGAACCTAACCGGCCGATCTCCATCTCGTGGAGCATCGTGTGTCGTACATCACTCGCTCGTAAGGATACGCTCGCGTATCCGTCGAGCTTGTGACGAAGCCCGACCAACGGGACCGTAGGTACCGGGGGGAGGGGGTACGCCACATGGTGGAACGGGAGGTACCGCTCAATTACATAAGAAAGAAAACAGCGCTTTTCGATGATCGCTTTGGTGCCAATCTCGTTTATAAGAAAGAAAATCAGTAATTAGGGCGGCGGCATTGTGCCTTAGTCTGAATTTGGCAACTGCCTTCTTGTTATCGCTTGTTCGTAAATTACGAGTGTCGCCTTTGTGCTTGAGGGTACGGGAGTGAGACACCCAAAGTCAAGTTTTCTTCTATTTATTTGCTAATTTTTTTGTTATGCTATTCGGCATGGACTCAGACACTTTAAAGAATGACGTTGAAGCCTTTCTAGCTAAGGGCGGGAAGATCACGAAGATGCGGGACTGCTCTCCGAAGGAGGCTATGTACCGGAGCTTCAAGATATACAAGGATTCCAACAATCCGAACAAGGTGTTGAGAAGACCCCCGCCCCGCACTGAAAGACTGCCTACTGTCTTTTCTGGATACAACTCCGGTAAAAAATAAGGGGGTTGCGCCCCTATAACTAAGTGTTCTATCCTCCGCAAAACTAGCAATAGGATAGAAGCACGGATGACCGATTCTTCCGAAAAGCTAAACGCAGAGGCCGAGATAAGAAGAAAGAACCGTCTACGGAAAAGTAAGACGAATAACAACGGCTCTGCCAAATACACGATGATGACTCGTAGCGACCAACAGCGTCGTATGCATGAGTTGAAATCCCGTTTTCTCAGTCATAAGTCGTTACCGGCGTATGTTGAGAAGCTGTTTGAAATAGCGATGGATGATGACCATGACGGTCAGATGGCGGCTATGAAGCTGTTGGCTGACCGGCTATTGCCTGTTGCTGGGTTTTCTTCTGAAGGTAATAAGTCATCGGCTGTGCAGATCAATATCACCGGCCTACAGGTTGAGAAGGTTGAAGAGAAAGAGGTGGTCAGCATCCAATGACTGCCCTGAATCTACAGCTACTACCTTGGCAACAAGAAGTGATGGAGTCTTCTGCCAGATTCAAGGTCATTGCCGCTGGACGGAGAACGGGGAAGTCCCACCTAGCCGCTGTATCCTTAATACTCTCAGCCCTGAATGGGGAGAAGGGAAAAACCTTCTATGTAGCCCCAACACAGGGGCAGGCACGGGATGTCATCTGGAACACCATCTTTGACATTGCCGGCGAGATTATCGAAAGAAGCCACGTTAACAATCTTGAGATTACGCTGGCTGGCGGCAACACTATTTACTTAAAGGGTGCGGATAGACCAGACACCCTGCGGGGTGTGAGCCTGAAGCACCTTGTTCTGGACGAATACGCCTTTATGAAGCCCGAGGTGTTTGATTCGATCCTCCGTCCTGCACTGGCCGATTGTAAGGGTACGGCTATTTTTATCGGCACACCGGAAGGCCGTAACCACTTCTTTGATGTCTATCAAGGCGCTGAGTCGTGGGACGATTGGGAATCCTTCCACTACACCAGCTTTGATAACCCCATTGTTGACCGCAAAGAAATCGAACACGCCCGTCAAACACTGCCGGCGTGGGCATTTCAGCAGGAATTTATGGCGTCGTTTGACGCTAGAACCGGCGGTATGTTCGATACCGACAACTTTATCTACTACACAGAATGCAAAGAAGTAGGCGATTACTATATCTCTATTGACCTTGCAGGGTTCAAAGCCCAAGGCCAGAGGAAAGCCAAGAAAAGAGATAACTCAGCTATAGCCATTACTAAGGTAACAGCAAGCGGTACATGGTTTGTAGAAGACATTATCTACGGGCAATGGTCACTAGATGAGACTTGCAACCATATATTTGCGGCGGTTGAGAAGTACCGCCCAATAAAAGTGGGCATTGAGAAGGGTATTGCCCAGCAAGCAGTTATGTCGCCGCTTGGCGATATGATGCGCCGTAAGGGGCGGGTGTTCCGTATTGAGCCGCTGTCCCACGGCAATCAGAAAAAAGAAGATCGGATAGCTTGGAGTCTTGAAGGCCGGTTTGCCAATGGCCTTATCCAGCTAAGAAAAGCGGAATGGAATGCGCGGTTTGTTGACGAAGCCGCTAATTTTCCTTCTTCCCTCGTTCACGATGACCTTATTGACGCACTTTCGTACTGCGACCAGATCGCTCAGATCGCCTACCTCGATGGTATTGAGTTGGCTGATGAGTGGGAGCCGCTGGAAGATGCCGTAGGATTTTAACAAATGGCAAAACTTGACGATAAAGAGCCGGTACTCGACCACATTGGAGTGGATCATGGCCTTGCAGAATGGCTGGAAGGCGTACTCCAAGAGTGGCGATGGCACTATGAAGCCAATTATGCCGACAAACACGAAGAGTTTTACCGACTCTGGCGTGGAATCTGGGCTGAATCAGACAAAACGCGCCAATCTGAGCGTTCTAAGATTATTGCGCCGGCACTACAACAGGCCGTGGAGTCCGCTGTAGCCGAAATTGAGACAGCCAGCTTCAGTCAGGGCTTCATGTTTGACATTGAAGACCATGACCAGACACAGCCACCGCCCCCGCAAGGCCCACAGCCCCAGAATGGACCCCAGATGCCTATGCAGGGGGCGGCGGTTGCCCCTACAGACGCGCCAATTCTGCGTGATCAACTCCATAAAGACATGGAGAGGGCCAACTACCGAGCCGCTATTGGCGAAATCCTGATTAACTCTGCTGTTTTTGGCATGGGAATAGGGGAACTGATGGTGGAAGAGTCCACTGAGTACGTTCCTTCTACCCAGCCATTGGGTCAGGCTGGCCCTGAACAGCTAGTGGAGTACGGTGTAGAGGAAAGGCAGAGGGTTATTATCAAGCTCAACCCTGTTCAGCCTAAAAATCTGCTGATTGACCCTAATGCAACGTGCGTTTCTTCAGCAATGGGCGTTTGTGTTGAGGAATTTGTAGGAATCCACAACATTGAGCTACTTCAGGAGTCTGGTGTTTACCGCGATGTCCACATTGGCACCGATCCTTCTAGGGATGAGATTGATGCTGACTCTGAAAACATTGTTCAGCCCCATCATAAGGTAAGAGTCCAGCGTTATTACGGATTGGTTCCTACCGATATGCTCAAAGATGAGGGCGTTCCGTCTGATTTGCTTGAAGACAGCAAATATACGGAGGCCGTTGTGGTTATCGGCAACGGCAAAATCCTGAAAGCCCAAGCCAATCCCTATATGTGCAAGGACCGGCCTATTTGCGCGTTTCCTTGGGACGTTGTGCCATCCAGATTCTGGGGGAGAGGAGTCTGTGAAAAGGGGTACATGAGTCAGAAGGCGTTGGACGCTGAAATGCGAGCACGCATTGACGCGCTTGCTTTGACCACGCACCCCATGATGGCGGTGGACGCTACAAGAATCCCCAGAGGGGACAAATTTGAGGTCCGTCCCGGCAAGATGCTGTTGACCAATGGCGCTCCGCAAGAAGCAGTCATGCCGTTTAAGTTTGGTCAGGTAGATCAGATCAGTTTTAACCAAGCTCAGAACCTACAGATGATGGTTCAGCAGGCTACTGGCGCTATGGATGCGGCTGAGATGGCAAAAGGGCCGTCATCAGACACAACCGCCGCCGGTATCAGCATGAGCATGGGCGCGGTAATGAAGCGTCAGCGCCGCACACTGGTCAACTTCCAAGAATCCTTCTTTAAGCCCCTGATTAAGAAAACTGCTTGGCGGTATATGCAGTTTGATCCAGAGAAATATCCATCAAAGGATTATCACTTCTCTGTTGTCTCTAGCTTGGGCGTTATTGCTAGGGAGTATGAGGTAGGCCAGCTTGCTCAGATTCTTCAGGTAGTACCACCAGAAGCTCCGCTCCACAATCTGCTGATTAAAGCCATCATTGAACACATGAACGTCTCTAGCAAAGAGAAACTGCTGATGGCTATTGATGCGCTCAATCAGCCTAACCCTCAAGCAGAGCAAATGGCACAGCAACAGCAACAGTTGGCGGCGGCATTACAGCAAGCACAATCTGCTGTACTCAACGCACAGGCCGCTGAAGCTCAATCACGCGCTATGAAGTACCAGATGGAGACTCAGATTATGCCGCGTGAGGCGTTGCTGAAGTACGCCGACATGGATAAAGACGGCAAAGTCGATGATGACTTTGAAAAGAAAATTGCGCTAGCCAAGATGCTGATGGAAGAAGACAAGTGGGATGTTGAGCGTCAAGAGCGCCTTGCGGCAGTTCAAAACGCAACAACTGAACAAGATGCCTTGCGTCAAATGCTAGCGCCCAGAGAGCAGAAACCTGACTTGCAATGAACGCTCCCGCCACAGGAATCGGTTTAGCCAGTATCGTTGCGTTAATTCGCAAGGAGATTGGTGACGCTGGTGAAATTGGCCCACAAGGAGAGCAAGGCCCAAAGGGCGAGAAAGGCCCGCAGGGGCCAAAGGGCAACACCGGCCCCGCCGGACGGCAAGGACCGAAGGGCAAAGACGGCAAGCAGGGAAAGCCGGGGAAGGACGGCAAAGACGGTAAAGACGGCGAAGACGGCGTTGGCATAGAGGACATTCATCAGGATGGCGATGACATGATGGTCATCACCATGACGGATGGTGAAATCTATGAGATTGAATTGCCAAAGGGCGAAAACACTGAAGTCCGTTATAAGCAATCTGGTGGTGGTGGCGGCGGCTCTGTTGATCTCAGCAACTATGTTGAAAAACCAGAGACTGATGAAGGCTGGATGGTCTACAAGCTGGGTGAGGGCTGGGCGCTTGCTACTACTGACTTAATTTCTACTAATCCTGACGTTGTATTCCGCGATGCCAAGGGACGGTTTAAGTCTACTGGCGACTACACGGGCCTGACCGACCAGCTAAAGGTCAACCGCTTTATAGCCAATGAGCTTGATGCACAGGCTGAGACGCTAGAGAAAGAAGCAGAAATGCGCCGAACGAAGGATGACTTCCTTCAGGAGCAGATCAATAACATCTCAGAGAAGGGCTATGACGATACGGGCATCCGTGACGATCTGGCGCAGGAGATTGCTGACAGAGAGCA